CCTTCGCCTTTTTACGGGCATCAGCCTTAGAGGTAGCACCCCACGCCTGCAAAGATAGCAGAAGACGAGTAGGTTCACCTTTAGAGTTACGTTCAGGACCAGGCATGTTCCCCATACGGGCAAGGAACGACGCACGACGAGGATTATCACCCGCCTTCACAGGAGCCTTCAGATTCATACCCTGAGTTTTCGCTGAAGCACGACCCTTAGCGTTCAACCCGCCTTTAGGGTTTTTACCTTCAGCTCTCTGCCACGCCGGTGATTTAGCCATGCAGCAATACTACACCGAACCGTATTTGTCCTGTATCGCAGGCGCATACTTAGCTGATAGTTCAGCCACTAACTCCTGTATCAAACCGTTACGTTGACGTTGCGCGGTGACGGGGGAGATGTGCTGTTTGTATAGCATCTTGGGTAGGTGCAGGCAGTCGGTTGCTAGAGCAGTGCGTACCACCAGGTCATAGTCATCTGCTACTGGCAGGGCGGGGTTGTGGCCGCCGACAGCGTGGTAGGTGGATGCCCGCCACGCCCGCACATGGTTCGGTGCAGAAACAATGTGCGACAAAGTGACAGTGTTTAACGGCGGGGCTTGCATGACCCAGGCGTTGTGTTCAGCCGACCAGTAATCCTTGCCGTACCCAAACGCCCAACCTTCAGGGTATCGACCCGATGAACCGTCTGGGAAGATTTCGCACCAGTCGGAGTAGACGAATCCGATGGAGGGCATGTCGGTGAAGGTTAGGTTGATGAGGTGCAGCGCGTCGGGGGTTAACTCGTCGTCGTGGTCTAGTTCGACTATTACTTCTCCGAGGGCCAACCCGAACCCCATTCGTTTTGCGTACCCGATGTTGCCACCAGAGGGGACATGGGGACGGAAGTAGCGGATGGTGTACCGCTCGTCTGAGCAGAATCCGTATACCTGTGATTGGACGGCTGTGGTGGTGGAGTCGTCGTAGATGACCCATTCCCATTCGGTGTGTGTCTGGTTTTTTAGTGATGCCCAGGTGCGGGCTAGGATGTGGGGTGGGGTGTTGTATGTCGTGGTAACAACAGAAATCACTGGTTGTATCCGTAAATTAAAATTGTTCCAGTGAATGTTCCGCTTGTAACAAGAACACGCAAACTTTCATAACTGGTAGCGGTTGTATGTGTACCGTTATAAACATAGTTTGAAATGTTGGAATAGTTAGCGTCATTACGGCTATTCAATGCACTATATGTTGTTGCTTCGGCAAGTTTAGGACCAAAAATATCTATTGAGGTCATTTGCCAAAAAGCACCGTTGCTGTTTGCACCAATTTGTGCTTGTGTTTGGGCTGTTGACCTACCAACTGTTACACCAAATCCTAAATATGCTTGAATTTCTGAATAGTTATAGTTTGTTGCTGCATTGGTAGACCCTGTTCGCATCTGCATAAAAAAACTATTTGTTGTGCTTGTTTGATAACGAATTAAAACACGATAAAAATCAAAATCGCTTGTAAAACAGTTATCCATAATTGCTTCTGATGCTGCAGTTGCCGTTACTTTCCCACCACTTATGCTTACACCGCTACCCAAAACCGTTGGTCTCATCAAAACTAGACCAGCATCTCCTGATTGTGCTAAACCAATCCATGCAGCGTTGTTCCACACCAAAGTACGATTAGTGTCAGTCTCATAAATGACTTGCCCCTCATACGGTGACGCAGGACGAGTAGACGAGGTGCAAACACCTGGCTGGTTGATACGACTATTCGGAAGATAATTACTAAGACCCATGATTAGTTCCTGTATCCATACACACGAATTACTCCACCTGTTATTGTGCCCGATGAAGTAGTAAGGGTAAATGCTGTGTAACTTGTCGTGTTATTCAAAAACCCAGTCAAATAACCACCAACACGACCACTACCGGGGCCAATAAATGGGCCAGAAATAGTAGTTAATTCTGCAGCAAACGGTTGAGTTAATTCGACATTAAGCACGCATGTACCCGTTTCGGCTATGCCGGCCCTTTCCCAACTTGCCCCATTATTAGTATTAACGGCAAGAACGGTATTATTCCACGCTGTATAAATTACGTTTTGGTAATACCCTGCAGTAGTGCTGCCTAACGTCATTTTTAAGTCTATTTGTGCACTAGCAGCGCCGTCTGTGTATAAGATTTTATAGTTATCATATTCTGAACTGAAAGCATCATTTACAGTAACGCTAGAAACAGCAGAACCAACGGTTTGTGTTTTTATTAACTGTAATCCTGGTGGCTGGTCAGTATCGGCAATCATCACCCATGCAGCAGAATCATAAACAAGAACACGGTTCGTATCAGTCTCATAAATCACCTGTCCCTCATACGGTGTGGTGGGGCGTGTGCTGCTAGTGCATATTCCTGGGCGTAAATTGCTGGCGACGTTTGAGATACCCATTGTTATGCCTTGATGATGTAGTTAAGAACCATTGTTGGCTGCACGTTATTATGCGCCGATGACGCATTGGCAGCAGTATTGTTGTTTACTACGTGTGTATGGTTTGAACTTTGACCAGCCGAGGTCATTCCGTTTGGTGGACCAAGCAACGTTGAGCCGCCGCCCGCTCTTGCATAGTAGGGATAAGGTCCAGCCGTTGTTACGTTGTCAAACGCCGCAGAAATAAAGTGGCTGTGGTCTACAGAGTTGTTCCCCGTTGTATGTCCATGAGCAGGCACACCAGACTCGGCACTAGTTAGAGTGTGTGTCTGACCGCCACCAACCTCACCAACAGCATCAGCACCACCAGTGATAGTCGTGCTGGTCAAACGAGAAGCAGCCGAACCACCCATGTTGTCCACGCCAGCAACAACACGACCACGCAAATCAGGCAACGCAAACGTAGTCGAACCATCACCCGAACCATAAGTAGTACCAATAGCCGCAAACAGTTGAGCATAAACAGTACGGCTCACCGTCTGCCCATAACACAACAACCAACCAGCAGGCTCAGTAGAACCAGCAAAAGGCATCACAGCACCAGCAGGAACAGCACCAACAGTGCCACCCAAACCAGAACTAATACCCATCAGACTTCCTTCTCCCAACCAACAACAGTCACATTCACACCCGAACGGTCAGCGTAACCCTGGAAAGTTTCAGCAGCATCCACCACCAACGCAGTATCAAACACCACCGTGTCATCCTTAGCAATCGGCAACGCACTAAACACACGATTACCAGCAGTCGCAGCAGTACCAATAGCAAAATACACCAACGCCTCAACACCGCTCGTGTTCGTAAAAACTATCTGCTTAGTAGTCCACTGACGAGAAGCAGGAACAGTAGCAATCGTCCCATTAGACGTACCTAAACCAGTAGGACCAGCCAATCGCTTTTCTGTTCTGTCACCAACAGCCATCTCAAACTCCTACATCAGTTGTAATAATCGCCGTGAACTTTGAATCATTCATCGGGTTAGTGGACACAGTTGAGTTTATCCACTGACTAGTTCCAGAACTATAAACCAAAGCCTGACCATTAGATGGAGTACCAGTAATAGTTACATCAGATAAATCATTCAACGCACCAGCAACACCCGAAGCACCCTGAGGTCCCTGCGGTCCTTGCGGACCTGTCGCACCCTGAGGTCCTTGCGAGCCAGTAGCACCTTGCGGTCCTGTGTCTCCCTGAGGTCCCTGTGGTCCAGTAGCACCCTGCGGTCCTTGGCTTCCCTGAGGTCCAATATCTCCTTGCGGTCCCTGTGGTCCTGTTGCACCCTGTGGTCCAACGTCGCCTTGTGGTCCTTGCGGACCAGTAGCACCAGTATTACCTTGTGGACCTTGTGGGCCTGTATCACCTTGTGGTCCTTGCGGGCCAGTATCACCTTGGGGTCCCTGCGGTCCTGTGTCTCCCTGAGGTCCCTGAGGACCAATGTCCCCTTGTGGTCCTTGACTACCTACACCTGGCAAACCTATGGGACCTGCGTTGCCTTGGGGTCCCTGAGGACCGACATCACCCTGTGGTCCTTGACTACCAGTAGCACCTTGACTACCTTGGGGTCCCTGTGAACCCTGTGGACCCTGACTACCCTGAGGACCCGTATCTCCTTGGGGACCCTGGGGACCTGTATCACCCTGAGGTCCCTGTGAACCCTGAGGGCCAGTTGCGCCTTGTGGCCCCGTCGCACCTTGGGGACCCTGAGGACCTTGGGGACCTTGCGCGCCAGTTAATCCAACATCACCTTGGGGTCCTTGTGGCCCTTGCGAACCTACCGCACCCTGAGGACCTTGACTACCTTGACTACCTTGCGGGCCTTGTGAACCAGTCGCTCCCTGCGGCCCCACAGCCCCCTGAGGACCCTGAGAACCTTGGGGACCTTGACTACCTTGGGGACCTTGAACACCAGTCGCACCTTGGGGACCTTGCGAGCCTTGACTACCCTGAGGTCCAGTCGCACCCTGAGAACCCTGAGAACCAGTAGCACCCTGAGAACCAGTTGCACCCTGCGCGCCTTGCGCGCCTTGTGGACCCTGAGGGCCAAGGTTAGCTGAACCGACAACACGAATCTGGTTAGCGGTAGAAAACGTTGTGGTTTCGTCTCCGCGTGTGAACGTGATGTTGTAGGTGTTAACAGCAACCGTTAGTTGTGTGGTGCTACGGTCAACGGTGATTGCGTAGGTAGCCATCAGCGGGTTGTGTCAGCAATCACTTTCACAACACCCGACAAAATGGTGGACACCACACCGGATGATGTTTCCTGCAAATCATAGGTGTAGTTCTGTGGGGTGAGAGTTGCTGTGGTTGATGCCGGAAGGGTTGCCGTAACCACACCACCTGCTGCGTTCGTTACCGTGCAGGTAAATGTTGCTGACACGGTGGTTGCATCGGGGGAGGTGCGGAGCTGCATAGCATAGGTTCTGCCGGTGATGTCGATAGGGGTGGTGCCATCGGATGTCATCGTGGAGACGACAGTGAGGGTGTCGCCTCGGACTACTTGCAGGTTTTCTTTTGCGGGACCAGACATAGTGTCCCCATGTTACACCAGTCTGACACAGCCTGAATCATGTAGAACCTGGTACTGTCCGTCAGTCAAAGTCAGGGTATCGCCTGCTTTGGCTCGTATCGTGTTGTTGCCTATGTCTGCTTTGAAATTCTTGATGGCTTCAACTTGTACGTCGTCAGTACATTCCACAAATTTGTTGGTTTTCAGCAGGGTTCCTTGGGGGACTGCATCGGCTAGTTTTCGGCTGGCTTCCGTCCATGTGAATTGCCCTATGTCGCGGGCGAGGCTGGAGGCTTTAACGAGGGATTCGCCGTAGTTGTTGTAATGCCACAGCATCGCATCTTTCAATTTGTTGATGTCTGGTTCATCCCATCGACCTATTGTTTCTGACTGGCTTTTACTGCATTTCACGGTGCTGGTAGCAAGATGAGCAAACTCGTTTTGCCCGCTAGTTAAAGACAAGATAGTGGGGACAGCAAGGGCGATGGCTTGTAACGGCATCAACCCGAACCCTTCCCCTCGGCTCGCTGCGATGAAACAATGTGCTTCTGAAAACCATTGGCGTTGGTCTTGTAGGCTCATCCATTGACGGTCTAAGAAGATTCGGGAGTGGTTGATGTCGGGTACATCTCGTGCGTGTGGAGCCGCTTTGATACGTAGCTCTGCATCAGGTAGGTCTAGTTCGGTGAACGCTTTAACAACAATATCTAAACCTTTGCGTCGCCATAGAGAACCACCGGCACGGAACTGGAACACACTGTTTTTGTTTGTTTGTTGCGGATGCCAAAATGTCGGGTCTACACCTAATGGAACCATTGACACGTTCGGGTGATGTTTGGAGAATAACTCCACATTATGTTTGCATGGCACAAGTATCTGGTCGTATTTGGGAAGATACATAATAAACTTGTCAGGTAGTTCATCTGTTTCCCACATCGTAAATAGGACACGATGCTGACCCTCATACCATCCTTTATTAGAAAACGGCACACCCATGTGTACCTGCACAGACGCTTTCTTATTAAAAGTCACATCATCAGGTTTGTTGTCTATAAACCCTGACAGCATCGAGCCATACCCAAAACGAATGTCAGTAAATCCTACCCATGACTGATAATTCATAAAAACAATTCTTTTACTTGACGGTCAAAAACATCTTTTTGCTGTTGTATTTGTATACGGAACTTTTCTTGCTGTGTAGGGCTTTCAAAACACTGCCTGATTTTACTGCCCAAAACCTCTAACTCTGTTGAATCAAACCTGTACCAGTCGTCCACATTGTAATCTTCTTCAAAGTTTCCAGCTCCGACACGGTTAATAAAAACTGTTGCCCCGCATAATGCTGCTTCGCGTGGCAATCTGTCGCGTCCAGGATGATGCCCAAAATCTACATACACTAGACATTCGTTTAACACGTCAACTAGTTCTGTTCGAGAAAACCCTACAAGTTCCACCACTTCAATGTCAGGACAAACAACACGAAACCGGTCAATTAAATCTTTACCTTTAGCGGGGTTCACCGCCACCTTCTTTTGTTTCACAACACCTTTATCGTAAAACATTGGGTTCACATAATCTGTTAGCATTAACGCAGACACACCATGATTTGCCAACCAGTGTTGAGCGTACACAGACTGTGCCACATGCTGAGAAGGTTCAGAAGATAAAGCCTGCGGAGACGCAAAATCCACAGACAACCACCACAACACCTTACGACCTGGATGAACAACACGGTCAGGCCATATTTCAGGGACAACTACAACATCTGTATCCACAACATTTTTACAAATACGAATTTGATAATCGCTATACAATTTGGGAACATCCCATTTTGTGGGTTGGTACAGCATCGCCGCATAACCACCTTGACGGTTAATTGAATCAACCAACTGATGCAACGCCTCAGGTCCACCAGTCGTAACATTTGATGGACAAACAACAACAACCCTATTGTGGTGCATCCCAACCCATCTTCCGTCGTGCAGTTAACGACCACAAACCAGGTTCAGGAACCCCATCAGACCATCGTTCGTTATGTAACTTCGTATTGATACGAAACCTTGGCATGTGTAATGGTTTAATGTTTGGGTCACGCAACACAGTAGAAGCATTTTCATGGTTCACACCGCAAGCAGTTCTCGTAACTGTAAAACCAAAACTGTTTACTCTGCGTTCAAAATCAACATCTTCATAATACGCAGGCAAATAACATTCAGAAAAAATCCCTGCTTTTTCCACCACGTTGTCTCCTACCCATGCACAACACCAGCCAGGTTCACCCGCCAACGTCACGCTGTCACGAGAACACAAACCCCAAAACTTTTCCATCTCATCAGCATCAAACCACGCATCCGAGTTAAGAAACAACCAGCCACTACTCCAAGGAAACATTTTTATCCCAAGATTCCATGACGGGCCAACACCAAGGTTAGATGGAGAGTCAATAACATAAACATGGTTTGCGCGGTTTGGCACATCCACCACACCGTCACCGTTGTTAATTATCAACAAATTATCTACAGGGTAATCAAATGATTCAACACATCGATACAGTTGACGGTAGGTGTTTAGGACAGGAATAACAACAACAGGTATCACTTAATTCCTAAGCCGGTGTTTATCTGCCAGTCGTGAACAGCTTTACGTTCCACCTCCGCAGACCCATCGATACTGCGAGGCTGGTAACCCTGCTGACGTAAACGCTTATAGGCAGGCATGTCCTTATCCCAACGCTTTGCTCGCGCATCCACCTCGGCAACAGCAGCACCTTTAGTGGTGGTCGTGTTAGCACCCATACGGACACCCAACACTTTGCATCCGAAACATCCATCAACATCTGTCGGATGAACTTCTCTATGTTTCACGAAATGTACGCCCCGTATCCAGCAGCAGTTAACGCTGCAACTTCTTCTGCGTCAACATCATAGATGTGACCACCCAGATACACAAACGAATAATCCTCAAACGGTGGCTCCAACTCTGTGTATGTGCCGTTGTTGAGTTTCCAAATGTTGATACCACGAGCCGATGGTGTGATGCGACTAAACAAACGTGTTTCTGCGGTGCGACCAAAAAAATCTGCGTACGCAACTTCGTCACGGGTTGGTGGTTCAAATGTTGCCATAACCCCACAATAACAAAAGCCCCCCACCGAAGTGAGGGGCTAATGCTATTCCGTGTCTGCGGATGTTAGTTAGCACCAATGCTTGATGCTGACTCGATACGACGGAGTGATTCCTCGCGGAAACGTCCGTAGCCACCAAGCCAGTACCAACCGAGAGGCTGCAAACGGTTGAGGTAGTCAGCTACCGTACCGCGAACAACCTTCGGGAACGCGCCGTTGCCATCTGTCGTGCTGTACGCCTTAGCAAGAGCCTGACGGCCCAAGATGTGTGTTGCGTACACGTCAACAGTTGCGGATGAACCGGTTGAAGAACCGGAACCATCGGATGCGTCGGTGTATACCTTGGTGCGTGGTGTCTCAATGAAACGGACACCTTCAAAGGTGCCGATTTCACCGGTGTAGATACCGTCGGTGTCTATAGCGTTGTGAGGCGCGCGCCAAGCGGCTGCATCGGTTGCTGAACGGAAGTCATACGATACGTCTGGGTGGATGTATCCCATGTAAAAACCGTTCATCGTTGCGACGTTTGCCTTGCGGAGCTGGGCAACTACACGGCGAACATCGTTTGCTGTGAGTTTGTCGTCGGAACCAACGGTTGCACGGCTCGTTGGAACTGATGCTCCACCTGAACCGTAAACAACGTTAGTGCCACCGGCGAGAACGTCACGAACAACCTGGTCGATTGAGTCACCAGCGTTGTAGCCAATGATGTTGGCTGCTGCTGTGTTGACATCAAGGAACGAGGTTCCACGCAACTTAGCGGTTGTCACGACAACGTTGCCGTACTCTGCGAGTGTGACGGTTACTTGGCTATCGCTCATAGCGGCAGGTGTAACGTCGGTCACTTCGTTGAGTGTGGAAGTTGCAGCCGAAAGGTCAGCGAACTTTGTGAAAGTAACAGCTGAGCCAGGCATTGACTGTGCGGTTGGTTGTACATCTGCTGCTTGGTCAAACAACAGTTCTGAACGCAACGCAAAATAGGCGATGCGGTCAAACGCGGTCTGGTCTACAGACAGCGAGGAGGTGGTGGTTTCATTTGCCACTTTAGGTTTTCCTTTACGGGAGAGGGTTTATAGTGCTTGCTGTGCCTCTGCCAGTATCGCCATGACCTCTGCTTCCGTGCGGGCTTCAGCGATTCGCTTATCCCAATCGACAGGTGCTACGGATGTTCCTGCACCTGCGGCGACTTTGTTTGTACGGTTCCAAACCTCGGCCTCATCTTGGGGGATTTGGTCTGGGGGAGAAATCAGTTGTGCTTCCAATGCGGCTTGTTTGATTGCATCAGGGTCAAGAGGGCCTTCGTAAGCTTTGACGAAATACTTGCTCATTGGGTTATCGAACGGGATTCCCGCTTTGATAAACGCAAGTTCTTTCTTGGCTTCTTCGGCTTCGGCAGCAGCTTTTTTGGCTTCTGCCAGTTCTTTTTCCTTTTGTTTAAGAGCCTGACGGAGAGGGTTTCGTCCTTCAGTTTCTTCTTCAAACTCGTCGTCTTGATAGTCGGCGTTTGACATTGGCACACTCCTTGTGTCCACAGCTCCGCCGGAGGTGCGGGCTGGCTACGTTTAAGTTTTCTCCCCTGCGTACGCTGAGGTGTCGGGGGTCCACCACAGGTTTCGGCAACTCGGCCTATGTGGTTACTATAACACACGTCTTGGATTTATTCTCCACAGCAGTGATGTTTTTTTCCACAGTGCGGGCATCGCCAACGTGTTGCTATCGGGTCGAAACGTTGTTCGCAGTTTTCACAGGTCATGCCTGTTCTAAACCTGCGATACCTGTTTGAGATGTGGCGAATCCTCCGCCTCCTTCAAACTCTGCACGTCGCCTTCTTGCGCGTCGAGCGATTCGTTGCGCTGCTTCGGCACGGGTTCCTACCACGCCTTCAATCATTTGTTGACGGGTGATTTCTTCTTCACCTGGGAGAGCTTGGAATAGTTCTTGGGTTCCTTGAAGTTGGGCGAATCCTTGCGCTGCTGCTTCAGGGCTGGCTCCTTGTGCGACCAATGATTCTGCTTCTTGACGGGTAAGGTTCAGTCCTGCTTGGAGTCGGCCTTGTGCTGCGACTTGTGCGGCTTGGGCTTGGCGTTGCGCTGCGAACTGGTCCATCTGTGGACGCATACGGTCAGGGTCAATGAAGTATGCCGCTAACGCTCCTTCGTCTACGCCATACAGTTCTTTGAACTGATTGACTACTTCGGGGTCTGCGTCTCGGACTGCTCGGTATCCTTGCTCGGCACGGAACGCTACCTCATTAGGGGATACGTCATTGATGATGAAGTTTTGGAAATCTGTCACGGGGTCGTCGTAGAACCCTGCTGGCAGGCCGTAGCCTCGGAGTGTGGCGGCGTAGTCTGCTTCAAGGCGTAGGTATTCGCTGATGGATTTCTGTGGTTTACCTGCGTTGCGTAACGTGTCGTTAGCGGGGAATCTATCCTTGAACGCTTGCGAGTCACGCATGACAATACCAATTTGGTCGATATTCATTTCGGGCGTTATTTGTTGTCCACGCCAAGCATTTTCTACATCGGTTAACAAAGTAGGGTCAGACAACCCATAGAAAGCCAATGTCTTTTTGATGATGTCAAGTGCTGAATCTTCCATTACATAACCCGTCCGAACGCTTGGATAATACTATTAGACAACTGACGTGCCTCACGTTTAGCGTTCTCCGTCTTATCCCAACCGTACTGACCGTCAGTGCGAAGTTTCCGCACCCATTCACCGGTAGTCATCAGCCGTTTCTGGCCTGACTCATCCGTAAAGTCGTACGCTGTTTGGTACATAGCGTCACCCATGTTGACAGCGTTCGGGTCACGCTCCAACAGACGGGCAGCCTCGTCACGGTACGACTTTGTGATGGCTTCCATTGTCAAACCTTGGTCAATCAAATTAGATAGATGACCGTATTTGGCTTTGGCTAGTTCTCGTTGTTGACGCATCACGTCATCTTCAATCATCGTTCCCATCAGCACGTTCTCTACTGTTGCGTCGTCTAACTGGTTGAAGAACGCTGTACCAATTCCTTGGACACGCAGATAGGAGTTTGATTTTCTTGCTCGTGCTTCAGCTTGGGCGTGGACATACTTTCCTTCGGCATCTTTACGGAACGCCTCCTTGTATACGTTTAAAGCAAGGGTGTCATCATCCCAATCAAAGTTAGCGGCCTCAGTATAAAGACGACCAATACTGTTCTCATCAAACCCAAGGTCACCAACAATGCCAGTGATTTTCTGCTTCAGGTTTTTATCACGGATGTCTAAAAAGAAATCGGTGTTATTTAGTTCTGCTGTGAAACGCGCAATACCTTCGGGGCTTTCCCAAGATTTATTTTTGTATGCGTTAATCAGGGTTTTGCGTAGACCAGGGTATTTGGCTTGGTCAATGTCCAGCATCCATGCTTGCTGTGGGAACATTTGACGGAACTTGGCTTCAATCTTGGCTATGTCAGCCTTGCCTTTTCCTTTGCCTCTGCCGCCTGCGCCAGTGCCACCAGCAGCACCACCGCCACCAGCACCTCCAGCACCGCCAGCAGTAGTACCACCTGCCGCGCCAGCACCATCAGCACCTTCAACACCAGTAGTTGTTGTTGGAGAACCACGACGGCCAGCAGTACCACCCATTTCAGCAATACGTTTAGCGGTACGTTTTGATGGGTCAAAATCAGGAGCAGCTTTGCCCTTTTCGATAAGAGGGGTTATGTCAAAAGCAACCTCAACCTGTTCTCTGTTTTCAGATTCAAGGTCTTTTTTAAGATTCTTTAATCTAAAACGTAAAGGTGATGCTCTCTTTTGAAGTTCCTCACGAGAAACATTTAATTCTTTTAATTTTGCTGGAGACTTTAATGATTTTTCAATGTTGTCCAACTCGTTGAAAGTTGCGCGGTATTCATCAAAAACTGGAGAATCCGCAGATGCAAGCAAAGAATCTATTTGTTGTTTAACTTCAGCAAGGCGTGTATCTACTTGGGTGAAATCAATTTCTGGGAGTCCAAGTTTGCGGCGTTCTTTTTGTAATTTTTCTTGACGAAAATTACGTTGACCAGGTGTAAGAGTAGTTGTACGAAACTCTGTTTGTTCTTGTATCTGTTGAAGTTGTTGTTCTTCCTGCAATAAAATGTTTAATGCAGCACGTATCTGTTCTTTACTATAGGTTGCCATCAGCCGAGTCCTTTCAATGCCTGGCTAAACGCGTTCGACAACTGCAACATGCCCATCGCACCAGCCTCCTCCTCAAATGACTGCTCAACCTGTTCAACAGCGGCCACCTGTGGAGACGGTGCAGTAGTACCACCAGTCTGTTCACGAACTTCCATGCCTTGGTAGGCGCGAACAAACTTATCCACCTCAGCATCACCTACGTCTCGTCCTAAAACTGACTGTGTTGCCTGCTTAAAGACTTGACGTAAATCCTGTGCTGCAGTCGTACGAATACGTGGACCTGACGGGGCAACAGGCCCAATCTCAGAAGCCATCAAAGGCAACGCAACATCCAATGTCACGCCACGAGTATTAGCCCACAACATCGCACGAGCAACTGCCGAAAAATCACGAGTATCAAAACCATCAGCCGACGGACTAGACCCATCGTACACACCCACTTTTTGTAAACCTTTCAAAAAGGCTTTTCGAGTAGCAGTATCCATTTTTGCTAGTTCTTGATACGCCTCGTCATAGGTCCCTGAGTATTGAGGACGAACAATAATCCCATTGCGGTCAACAAGGTTTTGACCTGTGTAGTTAACCTGCGTTTGATTGTCTGGGATAATAGAAACTTCGCCAGCAGCCGGTTGAATTTTTTGCCCTGCAACATTGATAGGTCTAGCAGGAAGTTTCTGTGTAGGGTCAAGACCACGACCAGTACCTGACACCGTTCCAAGCGGTGGCATCTCCGGCAGTGCAGGACCTTGTTCTTCGTTAGCGTTTACATTACTCATTCTTCAACCTCGCTAGATAATACCCTGTCCCAAATGCGGGCGAACTCTGGGTTGTCTTGGACAAGAACACCACCAACGCTATACAGCCAGTTACGCAACGGTTGAGCTGCATTAGCTGAAGCAAACCCTCCCTCAGCACCACCAGCTGCCACATACTGCGCAATAGCTTGGTCACGGGCAACTAGATACTGATTCAAGGTTTGAGCCACATCATTGTCGGCAAGGTCAGTATCAAGAACCATGCGCTTCATTTGTTCAATTTTGGCAGGGAACTCGCCAGGGTTGAACTCTGCCACTACAGGGAAACCAGGGTATTCCTTGTTGAGTTCGACGCGCCATTGTTTTAGCCATGCGCGTTGTTCAGCAGTTGGCTGGTCAGGTAATTTAGCTCGTAATGCCCTGTACCGTGCCGACGCAACACGATACTGAGCCTGCTCTACTACTTCACGGGCTGTAAGTCGTTTGCGTTTGCCACCACGAATCTGACGACTCCACACCTCAAACGAGAAGTCATCGCCACCTGGAGCCATGAAGCCAGCCACATCAGGGTATTTACTGAATAGCCCTTCGTTCATTCGTTCCCAATCACCGAACTGCTCTGATGCTTCCAATCCGCCATACACAGATTGCGTTTTGGAAGAAAGGTAAATAAAGGCATCTTCACCAAAAGTGTTCATGAATGTTTCAACAGCAGTGTCATAGTTCTCTGCCTGCATCCGATACAGTTCCTTACTAAGGAACGTGGAATACACATCACCATCTTTAGCGGGTACGCGGAATTCTGCTTGTGGGCTGGTAGGTCCAAGGAACTGACCTAATGCTCTAAGCCCTGTAAGGATACGTGCTTTCCCTTTAGCGTCAGCATACAGACGTTCTTGCTCATCGTAGTTAGATAAATCGTATTGACCTGATGCCGCTAATGCGCGAACTGTATCTACATACATGTTGGCATACAAAGATTTAGTGTCAGCATCGTTTGCTGTCCATGCGTCTTTGGCTTTCTTTAACCAACTTGGCATAAACTGAATACCCTCAGCACGTCCATACGGTAAAGCAATCTTTGTTATAAAGTCAAAATCAGGGGTGTCGGGGATGATTTGACTTGCAGCAATCTGGCCAACAGGACCTAATGAAGGGTACATACTCAGACCAACAGACAATCGTTTCACTGGTGCTTGCATCGGGGCTTCTACACCAGTCAATAGTTTTGATATTGAACCTGATAATGGGAAGTTGAACGAGTATTCCCCTGTGGTGGGGTCCTTGTAGAAGAATCCTTCACCGTTCGCATCGGGGTCAAACTTGGTTGCACCGTTGAAAATTTGTTGGACTTTACGGAGACGGGTTGGGTCCTCCCACAAAGCGTTAAGATATGTACCTAAAACTTCTTTCCATGCCGAACCAAACGGCACAATGATACGCATGATGTCCTCAATGTTGTTCTTTTCAACAGCGTTATACAACAACGTCTTTGTTTGGTCTAATGCAAGAGCTTGGGCGAACTGGTCTAACTGGTCAATAGTTCCTTCACCTGAAGCCTCACCAAGAACCTTTTGAAGTTTCTTCCATGTTTCTTTAGTGCCAACAAAATCTGCGGGTTTAATATTTAGTTCCGTTGACTTGTCTATAATTTGTTTAAGTAGAATTTGTGCTTGGTCACGGCTTAATAGTTCTGCGTTCGATGCCACATTGTCGTAATAGAACTGACGGAAAACTGGTGACTTTTCATACTTTGCGCTTTTACCACCATAGAGTTTGTTAAAGAACCAGTCAGTTGCCTGGTTCCATGACTTTTCCATTCCTTCCCAATTACTACGCTTTGACGGCATGTTTCCACGCTCAGCTCGTTTTACTGTCTCAGCAAGTTTCCCTTGGCTACCTTTCATGTCAATCAAATCACGTAATGCAGGTGTACCAAGGAAATCATCAGTGAAAGCTGGACCAGCAACAACTGGCTGAATTAAAGCAAACTCTTGACCGTTCTCACGGACAATGTTGATAACAACACCTTCTACTGATTCGTCAGCACCAAATGCTGCACCATTAACAATCGAACCTATTACTTCTTTATCTTCTACAACATACTGGCCTTTAAGGTCTGCTCGTGGTATACGTACACGGTCAGCTGCCTGTGTTGCTCCGTCTGCTGTTTTCCCGTATAACGGGACACGACCAAACGCTGTAACAATACGAAGGTCCTCATCACCACGAACAATAGTGTTCACACGAAACTCTGAAAGCCGGTCAATCCAGGCTCCAAGAACAGCATCATCAGTTAACTTGTCAGCAGACACCCCAATAAACATTCGGCGACCGGATTCGGGGTCGGTGATTTGAAGATTTCTAAGATAGGAAACAAGTTGACGTTTTGAGTCAGCACCATCTGCTCCGTTTAACCAGTTAAGAATACGTGTTTTACGTGCTTCAGGGTCTAGGTCAGCGTATTTGGCAACTCGTGAAAGAATTTCATCTGCGTTCAAAATACCAAGATTATCTACATAGCCAATGGTGTGTGCTTGTGAATCTAATAGACGATTTTCAAGTGAGAAGTTTCCAGTACGTAGACTTCTTTCAACTGCTGCACGACTATCTTCCAAATGCCTGTATGTGCCAAATGTCAACGCCTCTTGAAAACGAGCCATAGCCTTATCAATGTTATTTGAATCAGTGAAATAACCAAGGTCAAAGTAGTTACCAGTTATTGAATAACTTGCTTTTTTATTTAATGACAACATTAACCATTGGAAAGGATGATTAAAGAAACCTTTTTTCCCTGTCATCGCCATACGTATTTGTGCGTCAAACATGTTACGCATGATGTATCCACCGGTAGCTAATTGCATTGGCTTCCAAATGTCTTGCTGCAAAAACTCAAATGCTTTGAAGGCTGCTCTTTTATCAAGGTCTTTTGTCGAATAAAATGCTCGTGAAATCCAAGGGTTAGTAGCAAATGCACGAATCTTACGGTAGTCAGGTAAGAATTGAACATTGTCAATCATTTCTACTAATGCACCTGGACTGATAAGTTTTGGATTCGCAAGCATTTCAGGGCTAATAGAATCAAGTGTTGCTTGGTCAATAAAACCATTTTCAGGGTCTAATAAAAACTTTATAAGACCGCCATCTTCTGGTCGTCCTGATTCATCAACAGCATATGCGCGAGCCTGACGTAGACGTTCCTTTCCTTGTTCAATAATTTTACGTACGTCTACTTTGTTTTTTAGACCAGCATTATCAAAGACATCTTCAAGAAGTTTGTCAAAAGCGTTATCTAATAAGTTCTTTGCAAGAGCAGGGTCAGATTGACGGTATGCCTGTATAGCAAGTTTAACTACTTCACTATTTTCAACATTTTCAACACCAATTCCACGCAGATAATTAGCGTATGTTTTGATTGCTTCTGCTCTTTGAAGTCCTGTTCCATTAACCACTACAGAACCAGCTGGCATTTGTTGAAACCAGCGATGATTAGATAGACGACGTAAAGGTGATTTTTCTTTTACTGAATACATCACTTTTGCGCCTGATAGGTCTTTGACTTGTGATGGCAAAAGAATGTCGTCTGAGATGTTATCTAGTCGTGCTGCTGCTTCTCCCAATAAACCCATTACTTGACCAGTATCTTTTGATTCAGCAAAACGCGCTGCTGTATCGGGGTCTATACGATAGTCAAACATTTCAAGAATTTTGAATGTTTTTATTTCTTCTGATAAATCAGCATTTTTGGAAACACTAACAACGTTGTCAATTAAACGTTTTGCTCCGTTGTTTTTCTGTACCCACTGCCCAAATTTGGATGAGTTAAAAGCAATAGATTCTGCTGCGTCAAGTCCTGCTTCGCCACGAGCCAATGCACGAGCTGCAGTCAAAGCATCACCAGTTAAGCCAGGTATCCGACGGGCTTCTTTCAATGCCTTACCGACTGTCGCACCGTAATAGTTGGTGGGGTCGCCAGCGATGTTTACTGTTGCGTCAACGAAACCTGAAAGGATTGAGTATGGTTTAGAACCAGGTGTAAAAACAAGTTCTGCTGCGCCACGCCCAATAGTCCAAGCAGATTCTCTACCGCCAGGACCCATCACTGTTCCGCGAAACTCTCTAGCTCGTTCTGCTTGCTTTACGGCTGCTTCTCCACCCATGAAGAAACCTTCACCAGCAACATCTGAGTTAGAAATCATCGTGCCAAGAGCAGTCGACTTAAACCATCCATCCCAACCAGCAGGGTCATTAGATGAAAAAGCTTGTGACGCAGCATTTTGAATAAGGTCAGGAACAAGTTGTAGACCGGCAGCACCCCAACGTGATGCCGCTTTTACCTTGCCATACACGTTACGCTCGAACCACCCTTGTTTCTTTTTTTTGGGTTCTTTCGCCAACTGATTAGACGACATGTTCGCAGCTAATTGAACAGCCTCTGGTGACGCTCCACCTTTTGCCAATGTCAAAATAACGGAGGCAGGAATGTAAGGAGCGTCTTTATAAATTTGACCAACACGAGAAGCCACATCCTGATTAGACGTTTCTTCTAACTTTCGTTGAGCATCGATGTTTCCTTGTGCATCATTAAATGTGTTTTCATCATCAACAGGGTCTACAAAACTGAAAGCGGTCACACTCAGTACCCTTCACGAATATACGAATCCAACATGTCAGCCAGTTCCTCAGAAGGGAAACGTGTATACAACGCACGTAACTCATCCAACACAGGGTCACTATTACGAGGGACACGCATCGCAGATGTGGGTGTAGGACCAGGACCAAACGATGCGCCAGCTGTTACCGGTTCGTTCGGTCTTTCAGTCGGACGGTTAAACGCGCCCAAAGAACCAGGAGCCACAGCCGGTGATGCGGGGCGAGCCATAGTCGGGGATGGAGCCATCGGTACAACTTCTTGTGCTGCGAGTTGTTTTCCTGCTTCACCATACGGTTGACCTTTCGCTGCTTGACGGGCCACCTTCTTTGCAGGGTTCTGCAAATCTGAACGGTTAGAGTATTTTTTTGCTGCCATTATCCCAACCTTGATGCAAGACTAAGAACCGAGCCAGGTGTGCCAGGCATCTGCGCAGCACCAGCCTCACCACCTTGTAACTGTCCAAGAAGTGCCTCGATACCTTGCGGTGGGCCACCAACAGGTTGTTCCATACCAACACCAGCAGGTGACAATCCAGGCATTGTTTCAGGTGAACCCGCTGGAGCCATCGTTGCTTGTCGTTCCTGCGCGCGTTTCTGTGCAGCCATGATTGCTTGCGCCAATGACATCTTGTTAGATGACACTTGTTCAGCGATGAACGCTAAATCGTCTGGCTGGTACGGGCCGTTCGGGTCAGCCGCTTGCGACTGGATAGAAGCAAGAAGGGCAGACTGGATAGCCTCCGCAACGATACGGTCTTTCTCTAGTTCTGGGTCTGCAATCAGTGGGTCTGCTTCACGGGCAGACTCTAACGACATTGTGCCGATACCGACACGTTGGCCGATACCTACCACCAAAGCGTTCGCATCAGAACCAGATGAGGAGTACGTCACGAAATGTTTGTCGGTTTCCCACAACTTGTTCGGTGTGTAATCCTTTTGCCCACCGGTACGGGACGACATGTAGAACGATTTTGTGGTGGAACCCCAATACGTTTTCTCAATAGAGATAGCAATTTTATCTTCTTCGAGGAGGCTGTTCGCAAAGATTTCTTGTGCTTCTTGCACACGGAAGTCAATGGTGGCTGACATGATGCTGTCACCGCGACGACCTGTACGAATGTTTGTTGCTGACTCGCCACCGAACTCTGCTGGTACGCCACCCTCTAAACGTTCCTGACGTTCGAGACGGTCTATAGCGACATCTGTTTTGTAGCCTGGCTGGATTTGGTATTGCTGTAAGTCGCCACCTTTAACAACACCGACCTGTCCTGATTGTGCGTCAGCTACTTGGATGATTTCAGGGTTCTCACCAGGGCGGGCCACGAGATACTGCTCAGGGAAAATACCGCGTTCAATCGCAATCTCTGTTAACGCCTGCAATCTTGCACGATCC